TGGTGACGCTGGTGACGCTGGTGACGCTGGTGACGCTGGTGACGCTGGTGACGCTGGTGACGCTGGTGACGCTGGTGACGCTGGTGACGCTGGTGACGCTGGTGACGCTGGTGACGCTGGTGACGCTGGTGACGCTACCTCTGGCAATCAGATGGTGATCTATCCAGTCCGCAGTTATCTGGACGGAAAGGAAATCCGTCAAGCCGGCGGTGCGGGGTATGTTTCACCAAAACACGAAGCGCTTTTGCTAATCGCAAAGGGATTGGCGACTGATACCGATCCCAAGGCCTGATATGAACGCGATTTCTACTGAGGAGGCGATGCAGCACCTGCGCGCAGAAGACGATGATCGTGTGCATGTCGAGTTGCTCTTGACCGCAGCTGAAGACAGCGCGACGCAGTTTTTGAACCGACGTTTTTATGCGGATGAACTGTCGCTTGCTGCAGCCGTGTCGGATGGCTCTGCTGGCAGCAAACCGATTGTCATCAACCCATCCATTCGCGCTGCGTGCCTGCTGATCGCCGGCAGTCTTTACGCAAACCGGGAAGATGTCGTCGTCGGTACGATTTCTTCCGAGCTACCCATGGGTTCACGATCTTTGTTAACGCCATATCGCATTGGCTGGGGGGTGTAGTGAGAGCCGGATCCTTGCGTCATCGCTGCGCCATGCAAAAGTCGGTGCGCGTTAAAAACTCATCTGCCGGCTTCGATGTCACCTGGGCAGAAGTTGGCAAGCTTTGGGCAGATATCGCGCTACCCACCGGACGCATCGCCCCTGTAGCTGAGCAATTGAAGGCGATTGTGTCAGCTGAAATTCGCATCCGGCCCCGCGTGGATGTGGTCGCAGGCAATCGCCTGGTGCATGTAGTCGGCGACATTGCCATGACCTACCTCATCGAGTCGGTATTGCCGGATAACGCCCGATCGATGCTTCGACTCCTCTGTTCAAACGTCCCCAATCCTTAGAGGTGAACCATGAAAGTAATTGCTTTGGGCAACCTGTCCGGTGCCACTGGTGAAAAGTTCAAAGGCGAGGAATTCACTGTCGATGCCAAGACAGGCGCCGAACTGGTGAGTCGCGGGATTGTCCGCGAAGTGGTCGAGTCGCCGGTGGCCAAAAAGGCCGAAGCGGCCAAGGGGTAATTGTCATGGCTGCTCGTCGTTCGCGCATGTCTGGTGACTTCAAGTTGCGTCGGACCCTGCGCAACATCCACGCCACGATGGACAACGAACTGATTGGCGTTATGAAGGAAAGCGCTGATCAGATCCTGGCTACCCAGCGACAGCTGATTCCCACGGACACTGGCGCGGCTTCTGCTGCTTTGAAGGTGTTCGTTTCCAAGAGTGGCTTGAATGCCGAGATCGGTATTCGGGGCAAACGCGATACCCAACGCTTCTTCTATCTGCGCTTCCTTGAGTATGGAACGAAGGGCTACAGCGGCACCCTCTACCGGCGAGCTGATCGAAACGCGGTAGGCGGTGAACACACCAACAACCGCGACAAGTCGAAGCTGTCCGGGCGCCGCAATGCGTTGCGCGCCAGGGACACCAAGAACAAGTCGAACGGTTCCACCTTCTTTGGAAAATACCCCGATATCCCGGCCCGACCGGCTCACCCCTGGCTGCGTCCATCAAAAGACGTGAATCGGGATTTTGTTCTGGCGAACATCCGCGCGGCTGTTGCTGATGCACTGCGCAAGGCGAGTGAAGGGGCGGGCAATGGCTGATCCATCTGTAGCACTGCAGGAAGCTCTGTTCGCGCGGCTAGAGGCCGAGGTTTCGTGCCCGGTCTACGACGGTGCGCCAATGGATTCGCCTATGCCGTATGTCTCGTTTGATCGGGAGGTATCCACCAACAGCTCGCCAATCGCTGGCAGGAAGCGCGAGCAGCGTCTGATCTATTTGTCTGTCTGGTCCGATGCTCATGGCCAAGCCGAAGTGAAGCGCATCATTGGCGAGGTTGTTGCCGCCTTGGACGAGCGCAAACTGCCTTTGACGGTTGGCCGCGCTGTTTCGGTCAGGGTCGATCAGGCCGACGCCCAGCGCGATGCTGACGGCGTCACGTACCAGGGATCGATCACGGTCCGCGTTATTACCACCCACTGAACCCTAACCCTGGCCGCCGAGCGGCTTTATCCAATGTGCCTTTGGAGGAACCCCCATGGCCGAAGACAACCTCAATACAGCCGCCGGCTGCCGAATCTCTATCGGTAGCAAGAACGGCGCCGACACCGAAGCGCTCTACAAGGCCGATACCTACATCGAGATTGGCGAGGTCGAAGACCTTGGCGAGTTTGGCGACACCTTCAGCTCTGTGACCTTCACCTCGCTGCGTGATGGCCGGGTGCGCAAGTACAAGGGCACCGCCGATGCAGGTGACCTGACCCTAGCCGTCGGCCTCGACAACGGCGACCTGGGTCAGGCTAAGCTGAAGATCGCTCACAAGGACCGCAGCAAGGGCGACTACAACATCAAGATCACCCTGAACGACGGCGATCCGCTTGCCACCCCGGCACTGTTGCCGACCACGTTCTATCTTCGCGGCAAGGTGATGAACAACACCGTCGCCGCTGGCGCCGCTGACAACGTGGTTCGCCGCAACGTCACGATCGGCATCAACTCCGACATCCTGGAAATCCTCCCGGCTGCCGCCGCCTAACCTGCGGGGCTTAGGCCCCGATCCTTAAGGATTCGCGACATGAGCAAGACCCTTTACGGTACCGTCGAGATCAAGCTCGGCGACGAGACCTACACATTGACGCCGACGCTCGGCGCCGTGCGAGCCATTGAGGCTCACTTTGGTGGTCTGCGCGGTGCGTCCCAGGCCATCAATGCACTGAGCATCGACGGTTGCGCAGTGATCATCGCCGGCGGCGCTGGCTTGAAAGGCAAGGCCGCCGAGGCTGTTGCTGAGCAGGTATGGCAGGCGGGCGTGCTGGATGTTTCCGTGCAGCTGAACGCTTACCTGGTCGCGCTGTACAACCCGAAGGGCCCCGACGCGGGAAAGGAAAAGCCGGCGGCGGCGTAAGTGCTGTCGAGGACGGCAGCTACGTCGACCGGCTCTATGCGGTGGCCACAGGCTGGCTGGGATGGTCACCCGAGCTCGCCTGGTCCACGCCGATCCCCGAATTGTTCCTGGCCATGGATGCCAAGATCGAGTGGGTGCAGATGACCAACCCCTTCGGTGGCGGAAAGACGAAACCGAAGACTGGCAAGCCGTCAGCGTCGACGGTGGCGGATAAGCTGCGCCAGGCCCTTACAGGGCGGAAATAATTTGCAGGCTTCTTGATCAGGGAGAAAGCAAAAAAAAGCCCGGCGGGCCGGGCTTGGGTAGTCCTTTATTGCCGAGGCTTATTTCTCGTCGTGATTCTCTCGGCTTTCTTCAATCCCGCGTTTGATGTTAGCAGCGAACTCGGGGTCGTCTTTTAGCATTTCTGCCCATGCGGGGCTTTCGTGTTGTTCACTCGTTGGTGATAAAGTCTCGTCATATCACAACGAGGGACCGACATGAAATTCATTGCAGTGGCTGGGGCTTTGTTGGTTGCTGCTGGGTGCTCTACATCTCCCATTTCTTCTCAAGAGGCATCAGCGGTCCCGTCGAGTCGTTTACACGCCTTTACCCGTAAGCAAGAATCAACGCTGGTAGTTACGCGGGATACAGGAATTCTAGGGGCGGCTTGTAATTACAAGCTTTATATAGATGGCACTTTCGCAGCTGAATTTGGCTCAGGCGAAACAGCAGCATTCGGAATAAAGGCCGGCTCACACGTTCTGGGAATAGCCGCCGCCGCTCCGTGCGGCGGTGCTGGTTTGCTTGAGTCTGAGGTTTTTGTCACTGCCGGACAGATAGCAAAGAGGCGTATCTACATAAATCAATCGGGGTTCCATCTAACCCCTACCAGTTACTAAAACCCGCCTGGCGGGTTTTTTTTCGCCAGGAGAAAAGCATGGCTGATACCGACGTTCAGGGAATGCTCGTCCGCATCGAGGCGACCACTGCCCAGTTGCGTCAGGAGATGGCCCGTGCGGACTCCAGTGTGGCCCAAGCGTCTGGCAAGATCGATAAGAGTCTTGGGCGTGTCGATGAGGCTTTTGATCGCGCTGGGGAGAGTGCGCAGCAAGCGTCTGGACTCATCAAGACCGCCCTAGCTGCTGCGATAGGCGCCGCCGGTATTGGGAAAATCATTGAAGCCGCAGACTCGTATGGCCAGATGTCCGACCGTATTGGTATGGCTACCAGTAGCGTGGGCGAGTATGACCAAGTGCAGCAGCGTCTACTGGAAACTGCGAAGCGTACTTATCGCCCGTTGAGTGAAGCGCAAGAGCTTTACATCCGGACTGCTGACAGCTTGAAGTCCATGGGCTACAACACCAGTCAAGCGCTGGATGTGATGGATAGCTTCAGCTTTCTGCTGGTCACCAACTCGGCATCAGCGGACAAAGCCAGTGCAGCCATCGACGCCTATTCGAAAGCGCTGCAAACCGGCAAGGTTGAAGCGGATGGCTGGCAGTCCATCCTTGCGGCTATGCCGACTGTAGTGGACACAATCGCTAAGTCCACCGGCAGGAACGCCGAAGAAATTCGCAGCCTGGGTGCCCAAGGCAAGCTCGGACTGGATGTTCTAACCGAAGGTCTGCAAAAGGCCGCAGGGGCAAACGGAATATTGGCGGACAGTATGAGCATCGCTGTTCGCGACGCGGTGCAAAACCTCTCGAACTCATTCACCGTGTATATCGGTAGGCTGAACGAGACCACTGATTTCACTGGTGCCCTAGCGAGCGGTATTGGAGCGCTAGGCAATAATTTTGAAACCTTGGCGGATGTTGCCATTGTTTCGGCTATAGCGGCTTTGACCCGGTACGGGGTGACCTCCGCGAACTCCGCTGCCGTAGCAGTGTATTCCGCGTTCAAGGATGCCGCCGCACGGAAGGCTCAAGCCACCGCCGTTCTGCTCGCCGCTCAAGCCGAGCAACAGAAGGCCCAAACCTCGGTGGTTCTCGCCGCGAGAGAGGCCCTAGCTGCGCGCGGCACTGCGGTACAGACTCAAATGTCGATCCAGCTGGCCGAGGCCAGGATGGTCGAGGCACGTGCAACGAGCGCCGTAGCTGTTGCTCAGGCGGGCCTTAGTCGAACCAGCGGCGTGATTATGGGGGTTCTTGGGGGGCCGCTTGGTATTGCAACACTCGCCATTGGTGCGGCAACAGCTTTTCTGGCTCTGAGGAATAACACCAGCGTCCTCGAGGAAAAGCTGGGAGAGCTTAGCGATCCGCTCGACAAATTGACCGAGCGTTTCAATAAGCTCAACCGGGCCACCCAATCGGTAACTCTTAGGCAGCTAAAATCAGAAGTTGAGGACATGCGGGGCCAACTAGGCCAGATGTCCGGCGCAATTGCCGACAAGTTTGAAAATGATCTAAGGAATATCGGGGCCGCTGGTGCTGACGGTCTTATGGCTGGTCTTTCGCCGCTTCCGGCCGAAGCTCAAAGCGCTTTGGATCTGGTTCGTAAGGCATCGAAAGACCAAGCATCGGGAATTACAGTTGACTGGAAAGCAGTGGCTGACCAGGTTCGCGTTGTACCGGGCGTTACTGAGTCAATGGCTCAGGCGATGGAGGAGAGCCAAGGGCCTGTGACCAAGCTATCCGGCGAGCTTGATAAACAGGCGGAAGCGCTTTCCGCGCTTACCGGGGAAACAGACGCGAACACCGCAGCTCGCAACAAGAACAACGCCGCGATCGCTGCTGCTGATCAGGTTGGCCAGAAATACCTAGAGCAACTGCAAAAGCAACTGGGCGCAGCCCAAGACAAAACGGAGCTCGAAGCAGCAAATCGATTCATCGCTGAGAACACCGACCTAACTGAGGGCATGATCGTCGCGATCCGCTCGGCGGCCGCGGCCAAGGACGCACAAAAGGCCGCCGACGATGCCGCAGCAAAGGCCTCGAAGAAGAACACCAGCGAAGGCGAGTCAGCCGCCAAGCAGCAGCTCAAGTCGTTTGAATCGACCGAGGAAAATTACAAGCGTCAGATCGATCTGATCAACACCACCGGCGACAAGCAAAAAGACGCCACTGAGGTAATGAAGCTGTCCTTCGAGCTCCAGGAGGGAAAGCTCGGGAAGCTGAGCGAAGCGCAGAAGAAAAAGCTCATGGGCATGGCCGCCGAGCTGGACGCGCTGAACAAAATCAAAAAGGCCAATGAAGACGACCTGAAACTGACGGCCTTCAAAAATGCCCAGGCGCTGACAACCCAGACCACGAAGGACGGCTTCGACCAGGAGCTGGCCGGCGTCGGGATGGGTGACAAGGCGCGGGACCGGATGCGTGCCGACCTGGCAATGCGTCAGAAGTACGCCGCTGATGTGGCCAACCTTGAGGAGCAGCACAACACCGGCCAGATTCAAGACTCGCTTTACGCCAAGGAAACGGCGGTCCTTAAGAGTGAGTACGACAAGCGGCTGCTGGCGCAGGAGAACTTCTACGCGGCAACAGATGAGCAGCAAGCCAACTGGATGAATGGCGTCAACGAGGCGTGGGCCAATTACGCCGATGCCGCGAGGGACTATTCGGCCCAGGCTGCGGACATCACCAACACTGCGCTCAGCGAGGGCACCAGCGGGCTTGGCACATTCTTCGCGGATGTGGCCAGCGGTGCAGAGGATGCTGGTGACGCACTGGGTGACATGGTCGGTAACTTCGCCAAGTCGATGCTGAAAGCGCTGGGCGACATGGCCGCTCAGTGGCTGATCTACCAGGGCATACAGATGCTGGTGGGAAAAACCACTCAGTCGAGTGCCGCCGGCATGTTGGGGGCAAATGCCCAGGCCATGTCTCTAACCGCGGGCCTCAATGCGTATGCATCTACGGCTGCCATCCCGATCATCGGCCCGGCTGCGGCGCCGGCGGCCATGGCTACGGCGATGACCATCACTGGCCCCCTGGCTTCGGCGGTGGGTATGACTGCTCTGGCGGGTATGGCGCACGACGGTATCGATTCGGTACCGGAGGACGGCAGCTGGTTTCTGCAAAAGGGCGAGCGGGTTACCACTGCTCAAACCAGTGCGAAGCTGGATGCAATGCTGTCCAGGATCGACAACGGCCTGGGTAACTCACAGCCCCAGGCCCAAATCGGTGTAGGCAGCCTGGAGTCGCTCGGCAACGGGCGTGCAGCGATGGTCGGTACCGGCGTCGAGTCCACGCCCAGCGGTCCTACTCAGATCGTGTTCAACGCGCCAATTAATGTGCAGGCGCAGCCGGGCATGAGCGAGCAACAAGCGCAAATGCAGGGCGAATCAATCAGTGCCGGTCTTGAATCGCGGTTCGGTCAGTTTCTCGATCGGGAAATGCGCCAAGGCGGAAGACTTTGGAGGCGTAACTGATGGCCGAGGTATTCATTTACGACGTCCAGCTGGGCGCTGATGGGGACGTGTCGCAATCAACCTGGGAGAACGAATTCGGTGATGGCTACGTCCAGGCTGGAGGAATCGGCATCAACACCAAGCGCCAGGTCTGGAACCTCACGCACACCGGCTCTTTGGAGGCGGGCGATGAGTTACCGCTGGTGTGGGCGTTCCTTGATCGTCACGAGGGTTACAAATCCTTCCTCTGGACACCGCCGGGTGGCGTGCAAGGCCGGTACCGCTGTACCGGGTACAAGCCGCGTCCACAAGGCGGCACGATCTATACGCTGACCTTCGTCTTCAAGCAGGTCTACACCCCCTGATCCATCACTCAATCGAGCCCCGCCAAGTGCGGGGTTTTCTATTTCTGGAGGCTCATGAATTACAGCACTGACATCCAGAAGCTCGAGCCGGGCAACCAGATTCGGCTTTTCGAGCTTGATGCCACTCGCCTGGGGGCAAACCTCTGGCGCTTTCATGGACACGCTCAAGAAGGCGACATCATCTGGCAGGGGCAGGTTTATTCACCGCTCCAAATCACGGCGAAAGGTTTCGATATTCGGGGTGATGGCCGTCCGGCGTCGCCGACATTGCGGGTGGCCAACGAGCTGGGTGGTGTTCCCGGCGCTATCACCGCGCTGTGCTTGCAGTTCCGTGATTTGGCCGGCGCCAAGGTGCGGGTCATCGAAACGTTTCGTCACTTTCTGGACGCGGCGAACTTCCCTGAGGGGAACCCTACTGCCAGTGACCAGAGCAAAATCAACCTCTGGTACATCGAGCAGAAGACCGAAGAAAGTCGCGCCGCCGTGGTGTTTTCGCTATCGAGCCCCACAGACATGGAAGGGCAGCAGCTGCCTTCGCAACAAATCACCAAGCTCTGCCGATGGGCTTGTCGCGGCGGGTACCGGGGAGAGGCCTGCGCGTACACCGGTATCGCTATGTTCGACAAAAAGAATCAGCCCACCGACAACCCTGCGCTCGATCGCTGCGGCGGCTGGTGGAGCAGCTGCAAGCTGCGCGGCAACACTCGCCGGTTCGGCGGATCAATGGGCGCGAGCCTGATCGCAAGCTCGAGGTAATCCATGCGCATCAACAAACAATTGCAGGACGCGATTCGCGCTCACGCGGCACAGGCCTATCCGGCTGAGGCCTGCGGGCTGCTGATCAAATCCGCTGGCGGCCGTGAATATGTGCCGTGTGCCAACTTGGCGAAAACTGACCGGGAAAACTTCCAAATTTGCGAGCGGGACCAGGCCGCCGCCGAGGATCGCGGCGAAGTGCTGGCGATCATTCACAGTCACCCGGACAAGGCGCCGACGCCAAGCATGGCCGACCGGGTCAGTTGCGAGTTGCATGAGCTGCCATGGGGCATTGTCGGATGGCCGGGTGGCGAATTTGAATGGTTCAAGCCATCGGGCTTCCAGGCGCCGTTATTGGGCCGGGACTTCTCGCACGGTCTATTAGACTGCTGGGCCGCTTGCCGGGATTGGTATGCCCGGGAAGCCGGGCTGCAATTACCGAACTTTGAGCGACATGACCTGTGGTGGGAGGACGAGTCAGGGCCGAGCCTGTACGAAGACAACTTCAAAGCCACCGGTTTCTATCAGGTGGAAACGGCGCGTCGCGGCGACATGCTGGTGTTGCAGATCCCGACTCCAGGCCGAAACTGTTTTCATCCCAACCATGCGGCGATCTACTTGGGCGATGAGCCCGCGTTAGTCAGTGAGCCAGCGGCCACCCTGGGCGGCGCCGGCCCATTCATTTACCACCACATGCCCGGGCGTCTCGCCAGTCGTGAAGTCTACGGCTGGTCGCAGGCCAACCGGGTGAAGTTGATTCTTCGGCACAAGGACTACCGACCATGAAGCGCACCATAAAATTGGGTGGTGTGCTGGGTAAGCGTTTCGGCCGCCAGTATGTGCTGGATATCCACAGCGTGCGCGATGCGATGAGCGCGCTGTGCAACATGAAGCCAGGCTTCGAGCAGTTTCTACGCCAAGCGGAGGAGCGGGGCCTTGTCTTCGCTGTGTTCGTCGATGATCGAAACATCGCCGAAGCTGAGCTCGACCTGAAGGACTCCAGCGCCGGCGATATCCGCATCATGCCGATCATTCAGGGCAGCAAACAGGCGGGCATGTTTCAAACCCTGCTCGGTGTGGCACTGATCGTGGGGGGAATGTTCACCGGTGGCACGACCTCAACGCTGGGTACGGCCTTGCTCGCCGGTGGTGCCGCTATGGGGCTGGGTGGCGTAGTGCAAATGCTGTCGCCCACCACGAAGTCCAACACCAGCGACAAAAACGAAAACGGCAACAACCCCAGCTACGGCTTCGGCGGAGCAGTCACGACCATCGCTCAGGGCAACCCCTACCCACTGCTTTATGGCGAGCGGGAGATCGGCGGGGCGATTGAGTCCGGCGGTATCTATACCCAAGACAACATTTAACAACCCGCTTCGGCGGGTTTTTGCATTCTGGAGAGGCGAATGAGCGCAGCAAAGAAGGCACCGCGAACTGCACTTAGAGAGCGCCGCGCTATCGCCGGCAGCAAGGGCGGCCAGGCCAAGCAGAAGCAGCCGAGCATTGCATCCAACAGCGTTCCGTCTATTGCAACGGCACGGATTGTTTACCTCTGGAGCTGGGGGCCAATCGTTGGGCTGGTGAATGGTCTTCGTTCGCTCAAGCTTGACGGTACGCCGGTGCAGGCTGAGGACGGAACACTCAACTTCCCAGGTGTGAAGTGGCAGTTTCGTTCCGGAGAGCTGAACCAGTCGCGCCTCGAAGGGATATCGGAAGCGAGCAATGAAATCTCTGTGAATCAGGAGTTGGTCAGCACCACGCCGTGGCTGCACACCATTAACAATTCCCTGATCGACGCCGTTCGTATTCGCTTCGCGTGGCCGCAACTGCAAAGCCAGGATGCCAGCGGCAACATCAATGGCGTCCGGATCGAGTATTCCATTGAGATTTCGACCGACTCCGGACCGTACGTGCAGGTCCTCAGTTCTTTCGTCGATCGCAAGAACGTCACGAAGTACGAGCGCTCTCACCGGGTCGAACTCCCCGTCGGCAGTCGCTGGACAATCCGTGTACGACGCTTGACGCCCGAGGCGAACAGCTCGCTGATTCAAGACGGGATGCTGGTTGAGGCCATCGCCGAGGTGGTCGACAGCGATCAGGAATACCCGTTGACCGCTGTAGGCTGTCTTGAGTACGACGCCCAGCAGTTCGGTGGAGACATCGCCAAGGTCGCGGCACTGATGCGCGGGCGCATCGTGCGGGTGCCTACCAACTACGACGCCGCGACCAGGACTTACCGCACCAGCGGCGTTGGTACAAGCGGAGGCGTTTGGGACGGAACCTTTCAGGAGGCCTACACCAACAACCCGGCCTGGGTGTTTCACGACCTGGTGCTGCATCCTTATTACGGCCTGGGTGAGCGCATCGACGCAACGATGGTTGATCGGTGGTCGCTATATCGCATCGGGCAGTATTGCGACCAGATGGTACCGGACGGCAAGGGCGGTCAAGAGCCTCGTTTCACCTGCAACCTGTACTTTCAGAAACAAGCCGAGGCCTATGCGGTATTGCAGGATTTGGCCTCGATTTTCCACGGCATGGCCTACTGGGATGGCAGCCAGATTGTCGTCAACGCCGATATGCCAGGCGATCCGGTCTACACCTACAGCCCGTCGCAGATCCTCAACAACGGTGAGATCAAGTATGAGGGCACTCGGGCGCGGGACCGACATACCTTGGCTATGGTCGCTTGGGATAATCCGGATCAAGGTTTCGAGACTGACAAGGAGCCAGTGTTCGATGACGCCGCTATGGCCGATCTGGGCATGGTGCGCGAGCTCGCGGTCGACGCCATCGGCTGCACGTCGTTGGGTCAAGGGCAGCGTGCCGGACAGTGGGCTCTGTTGACCGAGCAGCTGCAAACGCGTGGCGCCACTATGCGCGTGGGACTTGATGGGCAAATTCCCAAGCCGGGCCAAGTGATTGCCATCGCCGACCCAGCGTTGGCTGGCCGTGCGAATGGTGGGCGTATTTCAGCGGTTGCCGGTCGAGTTATAACCTTGGATCGCGATACTCCGGTGCCAGCCGGTGCGAGGCTCTTCGTCAACTTGCCCAGCGGCAAATCGGAAGCCCGCGTGGTGAAGTCGGCAGTCGGTCGGGCGCTGACTGTCATGGCTGATTACAGTGAGGTGCCACAGGCCGAATGTGGGTGGGCGATCGATTACGACGACCTGAAGCTGATGCAGTTCTATGTCCGCAACGTGACGCGTCCAGAGTGGCATCAGTTTCAGTTCGAGATGATTCAGCATGAGCCGAGCAAATTCGACGCGATCGATTTCGGCGCGGTCGTTGATACGCGGCCAATTACGGGTATCCCGATCGGCACGCAGGCGGCCCCGGCTCGCGTGCTGCTCAGCCAGCATGTCGTCGTTGAACAGGGCATTGCCGCCACGAACATGACCATCGCCTGGGATTCTGCACCAGGCGCTGTCGGGTATGACGTCGAATGGCGTTGGGGGGCACGCGAGTGGGTCAAGGTTCCTCGCACCGGTGAATTAGCGGTAGATGTGCGAGGTATTTACTCCGGCCAGTATCTGGCCAGGGTTCGTGCAATCAGTGCGTTGAATGTGTCTTCTATTCCGACCAACTCGACACTCACTGACCTGCTGGGGAAAACCGGGTTGCCGTCGGCGGTGTCGTTCTTGACCACCACCACCGAGTTGTTCGGGATCGGCATCAAGTGGGGATTCCCGGTCGGTGCCGAGGACACCCAGCGCACCGAGATCTGGTATGGCCCAACAAACAATCTCGGTGCCGCGACCAAGCTGGCCGACTTGGCCTATCCGCAGGCGGACTACCGGATGCAGAGCCTTCTGGCCGGCGCGAGGTTTTTCTTCTGGGCGCGACTGGTCGACCGGACTGGCAACATCGGCCCGTTCTATCCAGTTGTAAACGGTGTAATGGGACAGGCAAGTGCAGATGCAGGGCCGATTCTCAATCAGATCGCGGGTCAGATCAGTGAAACAGAGCTGGGCGGTGGCTTGCTTGGCCGCATCGAGCTGATTGATGGCCCGCCCACCTTGCCGGGTTCGGTGAGCAGCCGCCTGAAAGAAATTGACGATCAGGTGGCCGCCACCACTCAGCAGCTTCAAGAGCAGATGAGCGATAGCCAATCGCTTCTGCAGGGACAGATCAGCGATAGCAAGTTGTTGCTACAGCAACAGATGAGCGATAGCCAATCGCTTCTGCAGGGACAGATCAGCGATAGCAATTTGTTGCTACAGCAACAGATCAGCGATAGCCAATCGTTGCTGCAGGAACAGATCGGCGAAAGCCAAGCAGTGCTGCAGGAACAGATTGATCAGGTCAGCACCGTTGCCAAGTCTGGCGAGTACCAGAAGGACAAAGCTTACGCTGCAGGCGCCTCGACGCGCCTGAATGGTCTGCTGTATCAAGCCAAAGTGGCGGTGCCGGCGGATCTGACCGGCGCGAAGGCGCCGCCCAATGCCACCTATTGGCTGGACGTTGGCCAGGTGGTCACCGATTCAAATGGTCTGGCCGCGCGCGTCAGCACGACAGAAACCAAAATCACCAGCATCGAGGGGGTTAATACCAGTCAGGGCGCGACGATCACCGGGCTGAGCAACAGCCTGACCACCACCAACACCAACGTGACCGCGGCGCAAACCGCGGCGAACGCGGCGAACACCTTGGCCGGTGGCAAGGGCAAGGTGCTGGTGCAGACGGCGGCGCCGGCGGCGGCCGATCAACTGGCGCAGAACCTGTGGATCGACATCACCGGCGGGGCGAACACGCCGAAGCGCTGGACCGGCTCGGCGTGGGCGGCCGTCACCGACAAGGTGGCGACCGATGCGGCGGCCGCGGCAGCCAACGCCTTGACGGTGGCCAACACCAAGGCCGACGCCTCGGCGGTCAACAGCCTGACCACCCGCGTCACGGCGGCGGAAGGGACGATCAGCAGCCAGGGCACCTCGATCACC